AATTGAATATGTTTAGAATGTTTATCATTTATAGTAAGTTTTATATCAGCAAGATTTACTTTTATTTTTGTTGTTTTTTCACAAGACTCCCCATTACTGTTTTTTTGTTCAGGATGTCCCACCATCAATTCAATAACTTCACCAACAGATTTTGATCTTATATTTAATAGTGCCATCTGTAAATCAAATAATGGCAATTCTTCAGCATTTATGTTTTCTGATAAAATACAATTATTAATTATTTGTTTTGAAGTTGTTACTATTTCTGCTTGTTCTCCACCCTCCATAGCCATTAATAAAAGTTTTTCTTCTTTGACTAAAAAAGGTCTATATTTTATTGGATCTTTTATTGATGTCAAATTCATTGTAAATATTGGTGCATCAATTTTAGGTAAACTCATTATATTCTCCTAATATAATATAAAATAATTAAAATCCTCTACTGGTATCACCAGTCATTAAAAAATCACGTACACGATCTGATGTCCATGAAGAAGCACCTGAAGAGACTTGTTCCCATTTTCGATATGCAAATGTAACACTAAGTCTTGCATATTCATTATTTTGTCCCCATCCTAAATTTACCGCTCCTACATTTAAGGGAAATGCTTCTCTAAATCTTATTCCATAACTTGAAGAGTTATCTTCTTTATAAGTTGTTAAGAAAAGATCATTCACATAATTTTTATAATATGAAGCATCATAAAATTCGGGATGAACTATATCACTTTGCCACTTATCAAAAAATTCTTTCTCTGCCCAACCTTCTGCAGTACATATAAATGTCATTGTAGTATCAATGAACATTTGACCATAACCAATTTTTCTTACGGGTCCATATAGTTTATCTTCAACTGTAAGTATAGTTTTACCAGGAAGTTCTGCTTGTTCGCATAAAAAGGTAGAAAAAGAAGATCCTTCTCTTCCAGGAATAAAAACTTCATATCTATTTACTGGTGCAGGACCTTGTTTTGCGTTTACTCGATTTTTAAAATTGTCTATGCTTAAAGTCATTAAATCATTCCCCTACTATCTCCCCAAACAACGAGTTTGTTTTCTTTTTTAAATCTTTCAGTTGGTAAAAATAATGCAATTTCTTTTTCATCATCATCTACAATTACAACTCTAGATGTTATATGTTTATATAGATATCTTTTTACTGTTGGTTTAATTTGTTTAATTCTTGCAAGTCCTTCATAATTTACTGATTTTGACCGATCAATAGCATCCATTAATTTTGCTCTAAGTAATGGTGGAAGATAATGAAAATTTAAACCAAGAAAACCATTTCCATACATTTTTACACACATAATTAATGGAAATCTATCATAATATTTCATTTTATCTTTAGTTTTTGGATCATAGAAATATGACGCCATTGCACCAGGAGTTATATTTCCCCTGCCTGTTTTTTTAGCAGTTTTATAAAATTCATCTGCAGTATCGACTTCACTAAATCTACTTCTCAATTCTGCTCTTAAAGCGCCAACTTTTCTACGAAACCACTGTGATGCATTGCGTGTTTTTGGTTGTCCCTCATTTCTTCTTATTGCATTTTTTAATTTATCTAAAAATGTTTGATCTTGTTGTGCCATAATTATATTTAGTTAAAAAAGATGATCTTCTGTAATGATTTTAAATCTCCATTTTCTATCACTACAATACTCTGTAGCCGCCTTCCATTTTGCTTCATTTACACCAAATGTGTATACTTCAGATAAATATCTTCTAGTGATTCTTTTAGGTTTTTTTGGTTGTGTTAGTTGTTTTTTGGGTTTAACTTCTATAAGTACACATTCTGTTAATCCATTTTCTTTTTTTATTTTGATCCAAAAATCAGGAAAATATCTATGTATTCGTTTATCAATGGGAGATTTATAGGGCACAACTATCTCTTCACTTGACCATTCAATAACATCGGGATTATTTTCACAATAATTCATGAATTTTTTTTCCCATAAAGAACGGTAAGTAACTTTAGTAGGATCTCCTCGATATTTTTTCAAATTCTTTATTTTATATTTTCCTTTGTAACTCATGCTAAATATTATGTATAACAAGTTAAGGAGAATAATGTCTGATAATCCGGCAAGAAAATTAAAAGAAGTAATACAAGAAAGAACTGGTGTTACAGTACACAGATTCCCAGAAAATATAGGATCATCTGCAGAAGAACCAGAATCAAGAAAATTTTGTTATTTTCGTTTTCATAATGTGGAAAAGGGAAAACCAGGATATACAACTTCGGCTGTAGCATTACCTTTTCCAGAAATAAATGATGCTATTAATATAAAATATGATAATGTTGAATTTGATGTAGTTGGAGCAATTGCAGTAGGAGCCGCGGCGGGAAATATAAGTATAGATCGTTTATCTTCTATTGCAAAAACAGGAATAAAATCTTTCAATAAAGATTCTTTTGCACGGATAGCCGCGGATACAGTATTAAGTGGAACTCCTGGATTGAAGGCAGGAGTTGCAAAGGGATTAAACTCAATACAAAATCCCTATATTACAAATGTATTTAATAATTCGGGATTTAGAGATTTTTCTTTTTCTTTTGTTCTTATACCAAAAAGGGCTCATGAAAGTGATCATATACAAAAGATTATTGCAACTTTTAAAAAAGCAATGTTGCCCATGAAACGAGTAGTAAAACATGGAAAAATGGTGAATCAAAGTACAGGTATTTTAAGTATGCCCGATAAAGTTGATATTACTTTTTTTCCTACTACGAGAAATTATAGAAAAAATGAATCAATATTAAAAATTCGAAATGCAGTTGTGACAGATTTTACTGTTGAATATTCAGCAGGCACACAAAACCCCACTTTCTTTAAAGATACGGGTGCCCCACTATCTGTTACATTAAATGTGACAGTTAAAGAAACTGAAATTTATACTAAAGAAAGACTTTTGGAAGATTATCCTAAATATTCATCGGAATTAAAACCGAAATTAGAATCAAGCTAAGGACCGTACTAAGGTGTCAGAAAAATTATTTAATTTAAATAAATTAATAGGAAACAATAAAAGATATGAATATCCTATTGGTATAGCAAAAGATAGGGGCTTACATCATTTTATGATGATAAAAGAATTGATATGGAAAGCTCCTAAAAAAAATGATGATGCATTTAACGGACAAACGAGAAGTGGACAGACAAATTTTGAAAACATTACTTCTGGTGATGAATCAAAAAATTTTTATTCAGAAGGAAAAAATTATATTTTACACTTACCTCCTGGTTCATTAAAGACACAATATTCTGCTGATTATGCTGATGTAAATTTGGGTATTTTTGGGGATATACTATCACAAAATGCAATGCAGATAACAGAAGATTTAAAAGATCATTTTTCAGAATTTGCCATAGGAAATACTGGATTCATACAAGATACAATGGGTTTATATAATAATATGAGAAAAGATGCAACAAAAATGGTCATGCCATATGTTGACAGTAAAGATTTTGGAGATGATTTTGTAAAAAGAATTAAATTTAATGTAGCAACCGCCGCTGGTGCATTAGCTCCTTCAAATGCAAAAGGAGAACAAATAGCAAATATGTCTATGCGGGCGGCAAGAAATCCATATACTTCTCTTATATTTACAGGGATAAAAAAATTACGAACACATAATTTTAATTTCGAATTTAATCCTAAAAATGCAAAAGAATCTAAAGTTCTTATGAATCTTATATTAAATTTAAAATATGGAATGTTACCAGGATTAGATCAATTAGAAATCAAAAGGAAATTAAAACCAATAGCAACAGTTACGAATCATCATTATGATAAATTTAAAACTTTAGAGATTAATAATAAAATGAATTCTGCTTTTTTTACTTTTCCTTATAATTATAGAATTCAATTTTTTAGTAATGCTCAAGAAAATGAATATTTATATCGTATAGGAAATTCTTTTCTAGTATCACTTAAGGCAAAATATTCTCCTAGATTTTTTGAAGAAAATGGAATGCCAACATCAATAGGTTTACAGCTTCAATTTAAAGAAAATTTTGCTCTTGATAGATCACATGTTGATGTTTCACAATCCAAGGAGGCATATTAATGTCAGATTTTTTTAAAAATTATAGTACATTTTATTATAATATAGATAAAGTTAAGCCTATTAGAGGAAAACTCGCAACAAATATATTGTCTAGAGTAACAATAGTTAATAAGGTTTTAAATAATGTTAGATCATATTATACACATCGAATAAAAGAAGGTGAAAGACCAGATACTATAGCAGAAGATTATTATAATGATGGTAATTTAGTTTTTTTAATATTTTTAGCAAATAATATTCAAGATCCATTATATGATTGGCCACTGTTTGGAAATTCGTTAACAAGATTTATTGAAGAAAAATATGGATCGCTTGATTCTGCAAGAACAAGTGTACATCATTATGAACAAATATTAAGAAGCGGTTCTGACAAAACAGCGGATACTCCTAAAATTTTAGAAAAAGTTGCAATTGTTAATAAAGAAACGTATGATCTTCTTGGTGATACAAATAGAAAAATAATATACAATTATGATTATGAAATTATGAAAAATAATGTAAAAAAAACTATTATTTTAATAGAAAATACTTATTCTACACAAATTTTAAATGAATTAAAAAGTCTTTATGCTTAATGGGATATAATTTATGGCGAAACAATTTGAGCCAAACGCAACTTATACTGGAAGCGATTCAGTTGGACCAGGATTTAAAGAAGGAGAATCGCTTTATAGTTCTCAATCAAAATGGTCATTAATTTTTATAAATTATAGGGGAGCAAAATATGAAGTTAATTCTGAGGAAAATTCAGTAATTCTTGGTTTTACAATAAATGAATCTTTATTTGATAGTTCTGTTATAACTGGTGATATAAAAATACTTGATGGTGCTGGATTAGACGAAAGAATTCCTCTTGTCGGACAAGAAAAAGTTCGTATTAAATTAAATAATAAATTATTAGCAGGTGATGAATGGGATGCTGAATATACAATTATTAAAAGGTCTGCTACTATAGAAGAAGGTCCAAGAAAATTTTATGTATTAGATTTTTGTTCAGATGAATTTATTGCAAATTTAAGAAATAAAGTATCTAAATCATATAAATCACAGTTGGCTGGTCATATTGTTTCAGACATATATGAAAGTTATATTGCACCGGATCAATTTGTAGCAAAATATAAACAATTATTTTATGATGAAAAAGGAGACTCAGACGGAACTTTTTATGGAATGCATTTTGTGTTTCCTACAGTAAGACCTTTTAAAGCAATAAACATGGTTGTTAGAAAATCTGTTGCTTCAAATGTTGAAATGAGAGCAAATCAAGTAAATGCAAATTTTGGAAGATATTTATTTTATGAAAATAAATTTGGTTTTTATTTTAAAGCATTGTCTGATTTATTACATCCTTTAGTAACTACAGCCGCGGCTGAAGTTGAAGAGTCTGACATGGATGTATCAGACGCCCAAGGTCAAGATTATGATCAGCAAAATCCTACTACTAGAGAAAAAGGAAAAAGAATAGAACGACCACCTGTAGCAACATCGGTTAATATTCCAGTAGTTTCATATGTAATAAGACCATCAGATCATATTAATATGGTACCAGAACAAAGAGAATTTGTAGTTGTTCAATATAAGTTACAATCTACTTTTAATGTTTTAAATAATTTAATAGAAGGAATGTATTCTGGAAGATTGCTGACATACGATCCGACAACTCAAAGAATAGGTTCTATAAATCAATCATCAGCTACACCATATATACCTGGAGGTCAACAAGATAAAAGATTTACTAATAAGTTATATAAAGCAAATCATCAAGTAACTTATTATGAATATGATTATTGGAATCAATTTTCAAATTTTAGACATATTGGTGGAGAAGAAAATCCTCTAACAAATGATTATCATTATGGAGTAGATAAATCTGAAGCATTTTACAAATATGTATCAACAAATTTTCATCATAATGAAAAAATGATTACAAGATTATTGCAAAATATTATGACAGATAATGATAAAGGAGCTATTTCAGTAGATAAACAAGTAGAGAGATGGTTGATACAAAGTTATTCTCAATCAAGACAAATGAAAAATATAATAACACAAATAACTGTACCTGGTGATCATAATAGAGTTGTTGGAGAAATAATAGAATTGAAATATCCTTCAAATTATTATCCAGATAAAGAACACTCTTTTTATTCGGGATATTATTTAATAACAAAAATACAACATGTAGTTACAAATAATAGTTTTTTAACAGTAATGGAATTAGCAAAAGATACATTGGTTACTAGACTTTATAGAAAATATTCGGTTCAAGAATCAGAAGGAGAAGAAGGAGGAGATTACAGTAACACAGGAGATTCGGAATTTGAGAATCCTAAAATGGGAATGGATACGGAGGTAGTATTTTGAATAGTTCAAGTTTTTTAAATGCTAATGATGTAAAAGATTTTATGGGATCCGAAGGTTTTGTTTGGTTCTATGGTGTTGTAGAAGACAGAAAAGATCCTCTTTTTCTTGGAAGAGTTAAAGCAAGATGCATTGGATTTCATACAGATGATAAGACATTAATACCAACAGAGGATCTTCCTTGGGCAGACATTATTCAACCAGTAACATCAGCCGCAATATCTGGAATCGGAACTACTCCTACTGGATTAGTAGAAGGTACTCATGTGTTTGGATTTTTCAGAGATGGACACGAAGCACAAGAACCAGTTATTTTAGGAACAACTGGTGGTATACCTGAAAATATTTCAAATCCCGATAGAGGATTTAATGATTCTAGAACAATTGCAGAAAGAAAAAATTCTCCCTATCCTCCTCTTGCTATTGATAGATTCAATAACGGCAAGCCCGCAAGAGTTATAGAACATTCTCAAGCCTTTGAGCCAACAACTTATGAATTTGTTGGAGAAACTCCGTTGAAGGGGGGGAAAATATGGTTTGGAACTGATCAAGCAAATGTATCACATCCTTATCCAGAAAACTTTGATGATGATCATCCTTCAGCTAAAATTCAAGCAAGTGTTTATAAAAGACCCGAAACGGCAGGACCAGATGTTGAACCCGAAAAAGCAAATAATACACCTTTATTATCTTCTCAAATTTTTTCTAGAAATCCAGAAGAAAATAGAATGATATTTGATGGAAATGGTATTCCAATTATGTCCTTACCATCAACAACTTTGTTGGGTTTAAATAGAACAAAATTAAAAGAATCACTTGATCGGCCAAAATCTTCTGCTCATCCTCAAGCTCAAATTACCTTGAAGGCTCATAGAATTGCAGGAGTTTTAAATGCAACTCAGCAGAATTTACATAAAGGAATTCAGATGGCTGGTCATGATGGAAAATATGGTGGGGAGTGGTCAACACCACCAAATGGATTTAATCCTGAATATCCTTATAATCATGTTACATATACTGAAAGCGGACATTTAATAGAATTAGATGATACTCCAGGTGGGGAAAGAGTTAGATTATTACATAGAACTCAAAGTTTTCTTGAATTTTTACCAGATGGTTCTAGAATTGATAATATTGTTGGTAAATCTTATTTTCTTGCAGATGCAGATGTGCATTCTCACATTTATGGTGATGAAATAAAACATGTTAGTGGAGCAATGAATCATGTTTATAATTCTAGAAGTGCAGGACCAAATAACATATTTTTTGCTGGTGACGGGGATGTAAATACATCAGTTAAAAAGGGTAATTATAATATTATTTTAAAAGATGGTGAAATGAATATAGTGGCAAAAAATTTCAGAATTATTGGAACGAAAAAAAATGAATCAGAATTTCAAATTCAGAAAATGATTGCTGAAGTTGGAGATTCGGGCAAGCCTTTGAAACAAGTAGCTGAAGAGATGGGATTTGATACTGGAGATTTTGAAGTAGTGAGTTCAAGTTTAGGACTTTCGTCTACTGGATCTTCCAAATCCACTGTAGGACAAGATATGGAAGTATCTGTATTGGGTAGTTCAACTGAACATGTTGATTCAATATGGGGTGGTGGTATGAAAAAAACTTGCAGATATCGAGCAGTTACTATTGAATCTCAAAATCCACTAAGAGGAACTGGTGGTGTTATACTGCGAAGTGGACTTGAATTAATACATGCATCACAGTTAACAGTAGATGGAAGTGGACTGGAATTCGAAACAAAATTAGGTGATGTTACTGTAGATGCAACTGTAGGAAAAATTGAATTAACAGCAGGAACAAATTTTTCTCTTGAGACTAATACAGAAATAGACCTTAAAAATAAAAAAGGCAACATCAAAATAGATACTACAGGAAATATTACTTTGAAGGGAATGGGTTCTGATGTTCATACTTTATTAAAAAAATTATCAATGGCATTACAAAACATGACTCATCCAACTCCTGCTGGTCCAAGTGGTGTAGCAACGAATATGAGTGAAATTATGCAGTTTGATGCAGAAATAGATAAGGTGTTTCAACCATGAGTAAAAAAGAAGAAGAAATTATTTTAGAAGAAAAGACAATGGTTAACGGAAATATGATAGAACTTTTAGGCAAAGTTTTAGATTTTAATAATGAATATTTAAAGTTTTTAAAAGGCGAATTGGATATTGCTAAAGCAAAACGATTAGAAGAGATGAGTAAAAATGGCTGAATCAGAAAATGAAGTTATTTTAAAACAATTGGAACATGCTCCTTTTTCTGGAGAAGGGGGAAATGCTTTAAATTTATTTTTAGCAGGATTAAAAACTTTTGGTTATAATTTTTCAGAACTTTGCGATACATTAATTCAATTTTTTACAACAACAAAAGCATTTTTAGAAGCATTTAAAAATCCTCTTACTGGCCCCTTACTTGAAACTATTGATTCTTTAATAGAAGCATTAGAAGAAATGAATAATTTGGGGTTTGGTAATGTTAATGTTTGGCCATGGGAGCATGGAGTATATCCTCCCCAAGTAGATACTTCAAAATTAGATGAATCAATACTTGGACTTGTTGCCGCTATGGAAGGATTGGCACCTGAACAAGTAGGTCTTCATGAACAGGGACAAAGATTTATAAAAACGAAAAATGGAGAAACTTTACTTACACCTGATCAAAAATTTCTTAGTTCAATTGGAACTGCAAAACAGTTTCAAACAAGAGAATTAATTTATGATACTTTGTTGGGTATTCGTAATTTTTTTAATATTGCTACATGGGCAGGATCTCAGACTCCTTTTTACGCAGATTCAGAAAGTTTAACTGGACAAGCCCTTGATGCAACAAAAAGAGAACTTGAGAGTGCTATAAAATTTACACAAGATAAGTTAATTGTTAAAGAATTAACACCTCAACAATGTGTAGATAAGATTAGAAAATCTTTACAGGCGGGTGGTTCTGATTCTAGTAAACCAACTGGATCTGGGCCTTATAAAGCATATATGTTGATGTTTGCACTTCCAACAATAAATAGCGTGATTCAGGTTGTACAATCATTTGTTGATTATTTTGGAGATGTTATTGGAGATGAATTATTGCAACAGTTTGCAAGACAAGCAAGCGGTATTTATGATGAAAAAGAAATAACAATTTCATTAGGAGAACCTTTAACGAAATATACTATCAATCTTAATCGTACTCCTGCAAACGCCTCTGAATGGTTTCATGAACAGGGAGATTATACTCCAAAACGTTTACCAGATGGAACATATAAACTCGGAAATAGAAAAGTTAATATGTTTAAATCAGGTGATAGAATTATACAGGAAGGGGGAATATTAGGATTAAATAATTTTTCTGCTGAAGTTGTTGAACATTTTCCAATAGTTGTAGAAAATGGTATGATTTTACAAAATAAAGTTAGAGTGAAAGGATGTAGAGGAGAATATGTAAACATAAGTCAAAAGTGTCTTAATTCGTCTACAGTACCAGTTGTTAGAGCAATTGCTTCAGAAAATACTCTTCCAACGCAGTTAGCAATTTTTAGATCGGAGACATTAGAAAAACCAACGGAAAGACCAGACAATTCGTTTTGGGCAACCTTTAGAAATGGAAGACCTGTTTTAACAGATATTATACCCAATACTGTATTGGGTCAAGATATTAGAAGATCATGTCAAACAGAAGGAGATTATAAAAATGGATTGGAAGTTGTATTGGGAGGTGATGATAGTGAAAGAGTTGTATCTGCATATGTAAACCTTATATCACAACTTAAAAAAGGAATGCTAGTTGATCATAATTTTTTGCGAGTTGGAGATTTGTCAGATAGTGATTTTGCTAAAGGTCAATGGTTTAAAGATACTCCATTTACATTTAATTATGGTAAAATAGCGGAACTTGTTCCAGATTTAGGTGTAAACTGGCGTCTTGCTGAAATTAAAATTGAAGATGATGGCGAACTTAAAGATGTAGTAAATATGGGAGCTTTAACTAGATACGATCTTTTTCAATATCCAGATCCTCTAGATACAGGAAAAACAACATCAAGACCTATTGGAATAAAACCGTTACATTTAATTTTGGGATTTTTAAATTATGATGGATCATGGGATACAGATATGAGTTTTCATTTTGCAAATGTCGATCTGGGATCAACCATAGATGTTCCAGGTGGAGCGGTATATGCTTGGGAGACGAAAATAAATGAATCACCAAATGTACCAGTTCAATGTTATGTTGACGGTGGAAATTCTACGCCCAATTGGAGATATATAACAATTTCAGATTTGTTTCCAGTATATGGGTCAACTATACAAGAATCAATTGGTATGGTGAAAAAATTTAGAAAAATGGTTACGGGTCTTATAGGAACATTAGATGAGTTTATAAAGGCTTTGGAAAGAAACATAAAGTCAATAGAAAGATTAAACAATCAAATTCAACAATTAATTGCGTTTTTTACAAAAGGATTAAATGGAACTGGACTTTATTCTGCACAATTTAGTGGACAGGGGGTTCGAGAATTTAGAAAACAATTACGAAATGTAAAAATGCTACAAACTTCTCCAAATAGAGTAAATGAAATAAGTTTAGATACAATTGATCAAGAAGTTGTAATAAAAGATCCTTTTACTGGACTTGATAGAACAGAGAAAAGAAAACAGGTAAGACCTTCTATAAAACAACAAACTATAGAACCAGACGGTATTCCAAAACCATTAACTGAACTTGATAATTTAAGCTATTCTGGAGCTATTGTGTTTTTTGCTCAAGGTCCAGATATAGATAAATTTGATACGTTTATGAATAATTTTAATGGATTAGCAACTATTGGAAAAGGATTTCTTGCAAATTTATTAGGTACAGATAGTACTGTTGCTAATCAAATATGTCCGCGAGTTCATGACATTCAAGGACAAAATTCAGATGGAAATTTTGAGAGTATAGAAAGTTTGGGAGCTATTGATTCAGAAGGAACTATACGAATTATTATTACAAATGAAGCTGATGGATTAAATAAAAAAGACAGAGATAATGTTCATAATCAAGCTGAAAGAAGTGTAGATTTTTCTCCGAATATTCAAACGAATAGTATTGTATTATCAAATTTTGATGATAATTCTGCTCATACAAAAAATGATTCAATTATATTATTTAACGGAACCTTTGATGATGAAGAAGACACATTTTCTGCTGATTCGACTTTTCATCAATTTAAACCACAACCAAAAACAAGTCTAGTTGGAAGTTCGTCTGCCGATAAAGATGGAAATTTTGAAAAACAATTTTTTAATATTGATTTAGTGCCTAAAAATCCATTAAAAAGAACAAAAGACAAATATAAGATTGTAGTAAAATCAAGTATTATAAATCGTGAAGGACAATCGTTAAAAAGTAGATATACTCTTGAAACTGGATTTTCTATAAAACCTGTAACAGTAGAGAGTGGAAGGTTGATTTAATGGCAAATAGTTCAATTTCTAGAACAGGAACATTTACATCGAGTGGAAGTGCTGGTGGTTCGGGAACATATGATTATTCAGGAACATCTGGATATTCTGGTACAGACTATTATTCTAATGATGATTTTAAAAATGGTTCTATTTTTACAGATATTGATGATAGACTTTCTATAACATTTTCAGAAGAAGTTGTTAATACCTCTGTAACTGTTTTTAATAAAGATACTGAGTTGCCAGATGATGCACAAAATAAAAAGGGTGCTATTGGATTGACACATATTGTTTCAAGTACAACTGGAGATACATCTGATAGTAATAATTTAAAAGCCTTAAAATTAACTTCTCTTCCAATAAAAATAACAGGAGAAGAACATGAAGCTACTGCAAATCAAGAATTTGTAGAAATGGCTTCTATTCCTTCTACAGAAGATAATAAAAGGTATATATTTACACCAAAAGCAAATCTTTCTTCTAATACAACTTATTTTTTAAGAATGGATCCTGCTAATATACTTGATTCAAGTGGAGCAGGAATTAGTTATACTACTGAAAAAGGTTTTGTTACAGATAATACACAAAGTTTTGTAACTACAGAAGATTATTATGATGGGTTTTCAATACAAATTGAAAAGGTTGATTTGTCTTCAGGAGAAACAGAACCTAATGCTGATGGTGTAACTGATCCTCAAGCTGATTCTTTATCTTTGTATCGATCAGATGGAACAGTTTCTTTAGCAACTACTTTAAATATTCAATCTATAGAAGGAACAAAATTAAATTATCAATTAGATCCTACTTCATATAAAATGAACGTTGCTTATACTGCTACTGATCCTATAGTAATTTCAAGTGTAAATCATGGATTAGTAGATAATGATAAAATAAGTGTTTATGATGTAGTGAGTGGAAATACAGTTAGAACAGGAAAGTATACAGTAACAGAACTTACTTCAGATACATTTTCTATTCCTATAGATGGCACAGGAAGTATTGCTGGTAGATTGAATTTTTATAGAAATGTAAATAAAAATGATTTATTT